ATCATATGCATTCCCTCGCATTTGATTTTCAGTGTTAGTCATATCTCTATTTGCTTGAGCACCTAGCATAGCATTTTGCATAGCATGACGACTACCTCCGCCCTGGCCCATAGCCCCTGCTTGTTGATTCATTTGATTTTGTTGGGTGTTTAAATTTTGATTCATGCCTTGTTTCATTGAATCAACCATTGGGTCAATATAGGTATTACCAGGGCCACCAACTATTTCTTCGTACATTCTACCCGTTTCACTTGGATTATTCATACTGCCCATTATTGAATCATATAGCCCACCTTTTAAACCAGATGTATCCCCATAAGCTCCTCCATTCATTTGATTTTGCAAACCATCCATTCCAAGATTATATACATCCGTCATTTGACCCTGCATGCCTGGGACCATTCCTTGTCCTTGATTAGCATAGTTCATTTGATTGTTATATAAGTTTCCACCTTGATTATAAACGTCCGTAAGGGCCCCCTCTTGACCTCCATAAACATTTTGATCAAAAGTTGAATTTGACGAATAGTTGTTGTTTGAGTTATTGCTGCCGAATCCGATAGCCATAATAATTCTCCTAGTTTAAGTCATTGCTACCCAAAAGCCTTCGACATACATCCAAGGCCCAGGGGCAGTTATAGTTGGTAAAATTGCTGCATTAAAATATCTAACCATTCCATTTTCTACTTTATCAGGAATTGCACCTACAGGGGTAAAATCAGGAATATCAACAAGTGTTGCATTTAGCAATATCATCATTCTAGTTAGCCACTCTTGTAAAGCTGGATTATCAGATAATGGTGGTTGCTCTAATGGTACAATTCTTGTGCTCATCTTAATCCTGCCTCTACATATTCAATATTAATTCCAGCTAGCGACCAATCTCCAACAGAATCACCACTTTCAATTCTTAAACTATGAAGCTCACCAGTTGTTCTAATATCTATTTTCCTTTGTTTATTAGGATCAAAAAACACAGGCTCTTTCCATCTAATAGAGTCACCTGGAAAATCTTGAGAACCTACTAATATTTTTACAGATGAAGACCCAACTATATGAGGATATAATCTAGTTATAGTTGTAACTTTAACCAAAGAATCAATTATAAAACTTAGACGCTCAATAAATGAATTATCATTTGAACTTATAAAATTCCTGTCTGAATTTATTAAAACTAGCCTACCTTGGGTTGCTGGGTGTGGAAAGGGAATATCACCTGGAGCCTGAAGTCCGTATAATGTACTTTGAACAGGTCTGGCAAATTCTGAATCCCAAACAACAGATCCTCTATCTTGCCAACTAGGCCCAGGCGGCGGAGTTTCAATTGAATTCCAAGTCTCACCTAAATCACTAAAAGTTCCAAAAGCAGCATCTCTTATAACACCATCTGGCAAATCTATTATTGTCCAATTGTCATCTTCCCAATTATATACATAAGCAACATTAGCACCTTTTGCAGCATTACTAGATTCAACAGTTGGGATACAAAACCAAATTTGATTGTCTTCATTATATGCTACAACAAAAGCATTGGTATAATATTCATAATTAAAATCAGAATTAAATCTAGTTGCTAATCTATTGTGTAATAATGAAGTTATTTCATTTCCATCATAACTATAAATTCCATCTCTGCCAATAAAATAATGCATAGAATTTACTTCAACTAAACAATCCATGGCTAACAATCCAAAAGAAGAACTAGCATCACGAATTTGAAATACAAAAGGACCACCTCTATAGTCAAATACAGTTATTGATGTTTCTCTATATACTATAAATGCATCTCTAAGAGATCTTGCATCAATAACTTTGCCTCCTGATCCACCTAAATAAACAAGCCCTGCAGTATTCGTTATATCTAGCTCATCCCAAGAATCAGGAATTGCTCCATTATCCGCTGGTGTGGACCATCTTACAGCATCAGGGTCACTAAAGCCTGGCCCAGAGATATCCAATGCAAATAAATATTGTTTATGAGAGCGAATAATTTTAGCATGATATCCTTTATCTTTCCAAGTAATTTCAGGATCACCTACAGTAGCACCAGCAGACCATCTTAATGTTTGCAGCTTAGTTGCAGGGTCTTGAGGAGACCAATATTCTGGATAAACACTTAAATTATTAACTACCGGAATTTTGCCTAGTAAACAACCATTCCAAATTTTTTCATTTGCTAATGCTAAAGGAGTTGCAACTGTTATATTTGAAAATGTTGTTGAATTGCCACCAGTAAAACAATATACTGATTCAAAACCATTTTCTTTTCCCGCTATTAACCAGAACCCAGAAACAAAAGCATTTACATTTAAAATAAGGCTAGGGGTAAAATTAGTAGGCAAACTAGCCAAAGCAGAAAAACCTCTATAATTAGTAATTTGATCAGAAACAATTACTACATTTCTAAGATTTGTTAAAAAATCAAGTGGCAAAGTCCATGGCTGTAAATCTGTGTTAATACCCTTTTGCGCAAAAGAACTAACTGACAATTGTTTTATCATGCGATAATTTCTCCAGCTCTATAATTTTTGCTTGTTCTTTTCTTTCTTCTAACAAATTTAAAGTTGCAATTCCTGCTACTTGTGTATTGCTGTACACTGTATCTACAAGAACTGAAACAGTATCTGCTACTCTAACTGTTTTAGCCTGTATTCCTATAGACAATTGTGGCTGCCAAGCAATAGCACACTGAGTAACTTCTTCTAGCTCTTTACCTGTTTGTACATCAACACCAGATAATTTTATGTACCAAGCACATCTTTCAATAACTCCATCAACAATTTTTTCACAATTGCTGCCTAATGGACAAGTAAGTTTTACTTCAAGTGACATTTAATTTCTCCTTATAGGGCTGGCGGATCTACTTTTATAACTTCTATAGCATCTATATATTTAGGCTGCCATGTAATTGTTCCTAATGATGGAATACTATGATTATGACCTGCACTACCTCCGGTATTTATGGTTTGGTTTGCACCACCCCAGTTTGCGCTTGTTATACCTTGTAATACAGGCTTGGATGTGTCCAACGCCGCGCCTGACAGACTATAGCCAGAATCACCTCCGTAGCTGCTGGTAGAATAAACATTACTTATCTCTGATATGGGAACAGAGGGCGTGTTGCCCGACCTAAACATCCAGTGCTGGTGCGACGCAATATCATGATGGTGTGCTGGAATTTGGCTAACTGACAATATTGTACTGTTTGTATTGCTTGTAGCAATAGTTTGTGATAAACCAGCACTAGCACTATTACTACCCCCATTACCACCTCCAAAAACACCAGTTGGCCCAACAATTCTTAAAAAAGAATCACTACCACGACCAGGCCTCCTGTTCCACAGAGGTAAATTTGCAGTGCTTGTTAGTAATATGCAGGTGCCAACTGGTGCCCGTATGGTGGTGCTAAGATTTACGCCTGCATATGCCAATTGCTCTTGTATAGTAAAACCATCAACACCAGATCCCCGTAAAGCATTCATTTCTCCAGCACTTACAGTAACAGGAGAAGCAAGCCCTGTAGAACCACCTGTAAATTGCTGTTTTAAAACATTTTTTATAAGCTGAATATGATTATCACCTTGTGCAACTGGGTCTGTGCCTAAAGGCCAAGATGCATTTAATCCTGATATTGTTGTTGCTGTTTCTAATCCCATGTTAACACCTGTCTATTGTTGAATTTGGTAAATTAATAACAGTCCAAGTAGCAGTTTCTAAACAAACTTCAGTCCACTCAGTTGATTCTACTGGAATTGGTGGAATAACTGGAATAATTGGCCCTATACTAGGAGGCGTAAAAACCCCCACAGAAAAAGGTGCACCAGCTATAGTATTTGGTTGCGCTATTCTCATCGAGATACACCTTTAGTTTTTTCATAAGTCCGCATAGCTCCTAGTCCTAATAAAGCAAGAACTAGGCCTGTAACTTCATTGCCATCAATTGTTGGTAATAAAGGAACAATTTCAGAAGCATTTTTATTTAATGTCACAATTCCTATAACAATAAAATCTTTTAATATCCAATTATACAGTAAAGCAATAGCACAAATCCAAAGCAATGAAGGCCTCCCTCCTGCAACAAACCAGTTTGTATTTTTAGCTGCTTCAATATTAGCTTGCGCCTGCATCATGTGAGGTTGAGCCATAAGTGCTTGTATTTTTAATGCTGCCGCTGCTTTTTCATCGTCAGATGTAAACAGGCCGTCTAAACCGCCCATTACACTGTCAGCTAAACTGCCTACATCAAAGTTTACTATCCCACTCACCTGGCTCTCCTTACAGCTAAAAACTGTAAAAATATTGTAGGCACAATAAAGAATTGAGTAACATGCCCAATTATATATGCCCAATCTTTACCAAGAAAAGGGCTTTCTTTAGTCATAATTTTAGGCCAAACAACTCTTAAATTTTCAACATCCATATTTGTATAGCTGTGACCTACTTGTTTAATACACCACCACAATCTTATGCCAGCCTCTCCTGGGCCATCTGTTGTTACATAAGATTTTTTAGCAACTTCTAATCTTTCTTTATATTCAGACATAAAATTAACCTCTAATAAAACCAATATTTTGGTATTCCTGATCTAGAATCAATATGAGTAAAAGCATCATAACTACCAACTGACATACCCAAGCTTTCTGCGTAGTCTGCAACTTTTTTTGGCTCTATTCCTTTAACATATATATCCGCTGCTCTAGCTAGCAAATGCTGTGAATAAGGTGCCCCACCAACAACTTTATTATGACTAGGGCACCTACAAGCGGATGTAATTACAACTGGAGATTCAAAATGAGTACGAATAGTCTCAAGAGCTTCTAACAATACAGTGTCAACTGTATCAAACCCACATCCACATTTACAAGCAAATTCAGCACGTTTAAAATTAGGAGATATCATCATTTACAATCTCCACTAATAAATTGCATGTTCAAGTCTTCTTGGTTTGCACTGTTGGCAAGCATCCTATCTTCTAATCGAAACAAAGCAGCAGATACAGCACTAGTATTGCCAGCTTGAGCATAAAATAAGAAACCAAAAATACTGCCAAATACAACAATTACTGCTACTATTAAACTACCTATTTGCGCCCAGTTTGTTTCTTTAGGCTGACTAAAATGAGATAGCTGTTTACTTAATCTCTGCATGTTTTCAGTTTGATTAGCAAATCCTGCAACTTGCTCACGGCCTAATCCATCCATTCCTGCTTTTAATCCTGCAATATCAGTTCTAATTTCACCAATATCTCTAACATTTCTTTGAGTAATCTCAAAATGTCCCCCAGTGTCTTCCTTGTCAGCCATTCTTCTACCACCTTTGTTATCCATTTTAGATAGCTTCTAAAGCAGATATTCTGCTATTTAATTCTTTAATGCTATTTACAAGTACAGCAACTAATTTTGGATAATCTATTGACAAAGTTTCAATTCTATCATTAGTTTCTTCTTCATAAGCATAGTTTATACCTACAACTTCAGGGACTAACACTTGAATTTCTTGAGCACTAAATCCAATTTCAATTTTATCACCTCTTGTGTCTTGATCTTTCCAAGTATACTTAATAGGATTCATTGCTAAAACGCTGCTAAGACCTGGTACTGCATCAGGCAGTATGTTTTTTAAATTTGCATCTGAACTACTATTTGTTAATGTTCCACTAGAATTTGAATAAACAGCTCTGTTGCCAGACCCTGCTAGTAGTGAAATTGTAACAGCACCTGTACTACTAATATCTAATGCTTTGACTTGACTAGCAGGAGCGAGCCAACTCGCTGAAGTATAAAAGCTATGGCTTGTAGAAGCATAAACCATTTTTCCTGGGCTGGAAGTAGATGGTATAAACCCTCCTAGTGTTGAAGCAGAACTTGTTAACAAACCAATTCTACCTCTATAGAACCCATAAGGCCATATTGGACCATCACCAGCGGTTACTTCAGTACCTTCAACATTATCTGTAAACTCTATACAAGGATCAGTTTCTCCCAGCAGAATTTGCGGGGCTCCAGTATTTACTTCATATCCTGTTGTTGAAAAAGCACCTTCAACATACTGAACAATTCTTGAAGTATTGTCTTTTTTAATAACTAAAGGGCTATCAAAACCAGGTCTAAAAGTTTCATCAAAAGAACCAATTATTCTTGGAGATCTAATTTCTCCTCCAGCCCATTTTACCCAAGGCGCAACTATTCCAGAATTAGGGCCACCTGCTGGACCGTAACTTGGCAAATATGGTTTTTTCAGTAAAATACCTCCGCTTGTTGTAGCACTATCATCGCTGCCTATAGTAACTTCTGGTATGTAATTTGGATCAGGCTGGCTGCTTACTATAGATATGGGTTGCTTATATGGGCCCCAAATAAGCCTTCCAGGACTTTTCATTGAAAAATCAGAATCTGCTTCTATTTTAACTGGTGAGTCATAATCTGAAATTTGAAAGGTGTTTTCTGGAGTTACAATATTACAAATGTCTCCTACTAAAATTGGATTTTTACCAGCTTGAGTCGTCCAAGATTTAGGATTAGAAGGGCCAGCAGGTGCTTGATCTACAGTTATTTCATATACAGCAGAAGTAGCCCAATATATACCATTAATATTTGTAGCAGGTAATAAAAGGGTGCTTCCAGTTGCTGCTTCATCCCCCACTTTATTAAAACTAAATATGTTCCAAGCTTGTGTTTTATAAAGAGGAAAATCATCACCTGCCGAATTAAATTTATGAATATAAAATTTAGTAGCAGAAGCATCTCCTCCTGTGCTAAGACAAAATTGACCATTAGTAAGACTTGATGCAGCAGTTCCATCTGCAACTCTTGTGTACCCATTTGAACCAAAAGGAGCAACAGTGGGTCTATGTAGACTTATTCCTGAATTAATGCCTTTTGCATTATCAGATTGAATCATTGAATTAGCAGCTTGTACTCCTAGCTGATAAGTAACACTTCCATCAATGTGAACTCCTTCTACAGCCCCATGATTTGGATAGCTTACAAGAGATGTTAAACTTCCCATAAGAGTTGCTGCACTTCCAGAACCAGTCCAAGCTTTTGGTCTGCGTGGCCCCATAGGTAAGTCCATTATTACCCATTTTGTATAGTGATTACACCAAGAAAGACCAGCTTCTGTAGCAGGTCTTTCAAATTTTGATAAAGTACCAGTAAACCAAATTTCTTTTATAAATAATAATTTTTGAGCCCACAACAATCCTGATTGGCCTTTATTAAGCAACTCAGTCCGTGCATCAGAGTATCCTTGGCTCCAATAAACAGCATCAAATTGTTTATTAGGATTAGCTCCAGGAATTGCTGCAATTGCTGCATTTACATGATATCTTAAAAAGTTTGCTACTGCGCCAGAATTAGAGCCATATATACCATCTGTGCTCCAAGAAGAAATTGCAGCACCTGAACCAGCAATCATTATTAAATAAACATCTCTTCCAGTCATTTTTTGTATTTGATCAGCCCAAGACCAACCCATATTTGCTGCACCACCACACAATGGGCTAACAGTAATGCCAGTGTTAGCCTGCGGTACTGTCGAGCTACTATTAGTATGAGAAACTGATGCTCCGTTCATATCAAGATTTACAAAACTACAACTAGCAACTGATGCAGACGCACTAACTATATCAACAGTTCCTCCGTTTCCTGGAGACCAAGTAAATACTTTTGAATTTGTGCCTGGATTAATAACTGTGTCAAATGGACCAGCACCTGTCATAATTGATTGACCAGTTGCTAATAATATAATTGGATATGTAGGGGTTGCAACTTGATTTGGAAAAAGTGCAGCATCTAGCTGAAATCTTGCGTTTGTAGATAAAGCCGAAGCTGCTGTTTCTAAAGCTTCATAAGAAGCCCTATTAAAAGTAATATATACTTGAGAAGTCCCAGATAAATTCATTGCTGTTCCACCCAAAGTAAATTGTGTATTTACCAAGGTAGAAGATACAGTTGTTCTAAGCATTAAATTACCAACAATTGTACAGCTTCCAGCTTCTTTATTAAGACCATTTACAATCGTATACCAATACTGCCCATCTCCAACTGTTGAAAACCCAGCATATCCTTGAAGCGCACCTAGTAAAGTTACAGTGCCTGTGCCTTGTGTTGCTGTTTGTTCACCAACCCAATCGCCTACATTAATTGTCATTATCCCAACCTCATTTGTAATGGGTCACCAGACCAGCGTTCTAGCTGATCTGAAGAGTCTAATTCTGAAATAGATGTTTCTAATCTTGCATACCAGCCAGAAGCAGCATCGTAGTCTTTTGCAAATAAAGAAATTTCACCACATAAGCCTGCTAAATATATGTCTGGATTACTATTTGATAACCAATTTGTATCTGTATCAAGAACTGCTGCAAGAC